GAGGAGAAAGATCTTGCTGGGTTGCACGAGGATGGCGCGGTGGGAGCGGGTGGCGAAGGAGTTCTGGGAGAGGGGCGCATGGAAGGAATCGACGTGCAGACAATCGTGCGGCAGGCGATCCAGGAATTTGCGAACAACGAGCAAGCCAAGGCAGAGCCAGCGCACAAGGCGGAGTTGCAGGAGGAGCGGCGGCGACGGGAACAACTGGAGCGCCGCGTGAACGAGCTGGTGGAGGAAAACAAACGCAGCCGGAAGATAGCGGAGGAGGCGGAGCGGGCATCGGCGGTGCGGTCGGAACTGCAACGGCTGGGCGTGACGAAGGTGGAGCTGGCCTTCAAGGCGGTGCAGGACGAGATCGTGCGGAGCGAGGACGGGCGGCTGGTGGCGCGGAGCGAGAGCGGCGAACTGCCGGTACGCGAGTATCTGGCGGCGTTCGTGAAAGAGAATCCGGAGTTTCTGCCGGCGCGCATTCCCGGAGGGAGCGGAATGGCGGGGATGCTGAAGAGTCCGGCAGGCGGAAGCGAAGCGGTGACGATCGACCGAATCCGGCCGGGCATGAGCGCGGAAGATATGCGGCGGGTACGAGAGGAAATCGTGCGCGTGGCGTCGCAGACCTTAAAGGGTCTGTAGTGACAAGCCCGGCTGGCAGGGCCGGCAAGTACAAACCAAGGAGAAAGAATGGGAGCAATTACAACAACTAACGTCGCAAGCGCGATTGTAAAGCTGGTGGCGGCGGATGCTTTGCCGGTGCTGGTAGGGAATCTGGTGATGGGCAACCTGGTGAATCGCGATTACGAACCAGTGCTGGCAAACGCCGGCGATACGGTGAACGTGCTGTTACCGCCGACGCTGGTAGCCAATAACCTCGCGGCCCAGGGTTCGGTGACGCCGCAGAATCCGCCGCTCACCAGTGCGCCGATTGTGCTGAACACGCACATGGAAGCGACCTTCCAGATACCGGATGTGACCAAAGTGCTGGCGGTACCGGACCTGCTGAAGATCTACATGCAGCCGGCGGTAGCGGCGATCGCGCAGAGCATCGAAACCAGCCTGCTGAGCCTGTACCCGGGCTTCTCGACGGCGGTAGGAACGGCGGGTTCGCCGCTGACGGAAGCCACAGTCGACGCGGCGGAGACGGCTCTGTTCCTGGCGAAGATACCGCCGAGCGAGCAGAAGTACATCGTGGTGGACTCGGCAGCCTACTCGGCTTGGCGGCAGATTCCGCTGTTCGAGGAATTCCAGACGGCGGGTGCGGCGGGCCTCGCGGCATTGATCGACGGGACGATCGGCAAGTACAAGGACTTCTACATTTTCCGTTCGCAATTCGTGCAGAAGACGGGGAGCGGCACGGTGAACACGCACAACCTGGCGTTCACGCGGGACGCGATCGGCCTGGTGGTTCGGCGGCTGCCGCAACCTCTTCCGGGAACGGGAGCGATTGCGGAGTATGCCGAGCTGGGCAACTTCGGCATGCGGGTAGTGATGAGCTACCAGCCGAATACGCTGGCGCAGCAATTCACGGTGGATGTGCTGTACGGATGCGGCGTGCTGCGCAACGCATGCGGCGTGCAGGTGAACACCTAACGAGACGGAGCCGCGAAGCGGGCTGGCGGCCGGGTGAGCTGGCGGCCGGCCCGCGACGAGATGCGAGGAGAACGGGATGGATCTGAGACTGTACTACCAGAAGATACGGGACACGCAAGCGAAGATCACGGACCCATTTCCAGTGATCGAGAGCTGTGAGACGCCGGATGGAGGGTTTGCCGGCAGGCTGACCGAAGCGACGCCAGCCATTGCGGCGAAGTTAATTGTGGAAGGCGCGGCGCGGCTGGCGACGGAAGCGGACGCAGCGTCGTTTCGCGAGGCGCGAGCCAAAGCCAAGCAGGCGGCGGACGAGGCCCTGGCGGCGAGCAAGGTGCAACTGACATTCCTGCCAGTGACGGAATGGAACCGGATCCAGGACGCGGGGAAGCGCGCCAAGAGCCAGGCGTAAGGGCATGGCACTATTCACGGACGGACCTCCCGCCAGCATCGAGCAGTTAGCCGGACTGGACTCGCAGTTGACGAGTGTGGCCAGCGCCGAGGGGATCGATGTGACGCGCAAGCTGGAACTGGCCCACGAAGAAATCGGTCTAGACCTCGAGGCGCTGCTGAAGAGGATGAGCCCGGCGGACCGCCCGATGTGGGCGGTGGTGAAGCCGAGCCTGGAAAACGTGGTGGTGACACCGGCGCTCAAGCTGTGGTTCGCGTACAGAAGCCTGGATCTGGTTTACAGCGACGCGTACAACAGCCAACTGAACGACCGGTACATGGGCAAGCGCGATCAATTCCAGCAGATGGCTGTGGCGAATCGCGAGCGGCTGCTGGAGGCTGGCGCCGGGATGGCATCGATACCAGTGCCGCGGGCGGTGACGGCCGTGTTGGCGGCGGCGCCTGGGAGTTTGCCGGACAACGTCTATTATGTGACGGCGGCCTGGGTAAACCGGGTGAACGAGGAAGGGGCGAGCGCGATGCCAACGGCGATTACGACAGCATCCAGTTCGTTTTCGGCGACGCTCGATCCGCCGCCGGCAAACGCTATCGGATGGAACGTGTACGTCGGCATGGATCCGGACAGCATGACGATGCAGAACAGTACGCCGCTCGCAGTTGGGACGGCGTGGGTGCAGCCGGTGTGGATCAGCGGGACGGGACGCAAGCCCGGGAACGGACAAGCTCCGAGCTATGTGCAGGCGCTGACGCGAATCTTACAGAGGGGCTGATGCCGACGACGATAGGAAACGCGGTAACCGCTAAGATCGTACAGTTGCTGACCGGGCCGAGCGGCGTGAATCTCAACTTGGAGGCGCTGGCGGTGAGCGGCGAGACAGCGGTGGCGCCGCTGGGGACGGCGCAGATTAGGCCCGAGAATGTGGGGCTCGAACTGGCGGAGCGCGCGACCGCAGTGACCTACCCGGCAGTCAACGTCTACTGCGAAAAGATTGTGAACCAACTGGTGGAGAAGTTCCGGACGTTTTCGGGGATTTCCCAGATGGCGATTGAAGTACGGCATTCGCAAGACCGGTTGCAAGGGTTGCAAGATACGGTCGAGATATACACGAGTGCGGTAATGCAGACACTGGACGCCAACCGCGGAGACTGGGGTGGCGGTATGTACTATGCGGGCGGATACCAGGTTACGTTCGGAGCCGTCAAGAGCGGGGGGATCCACTTCGTGCAAACCGCCAAGGTGACATTCGAGATTGGAGTGAGCATTAACTAAGATGGCCTCTTACATTTCCTCAAACGCAAACCGGTTCTACGCGGCGCTGGAAAGCGCGTATGGCAGCGTGGCGGCAATCGCGGCAAGCAACCGGATACCGGCGCTCAAGTTGACCGTGCAACAGCAACGCGAGGTCACCACCCGGAAAGACAAGACGGGAAGCCGGACGTTTCCCGGCCTGCCGGCGGGCGGCCGGCTGCGGACGAATTTCGAATTACAGACATACATGACGAGCTGGCAATCCGCAGCGGGCGGGCCTGCGTACGGGCCGTTGTTTCAGGCGGCGTTGGGCGCAGCGCCACTGCTCTTCAATGGCGCGACGGTCGCATCGTACTCGAATAAGACGCTGGCTTTTGCGGCGCCTCACGGATTGAACCTAAACCAAGCGATCTCCAGCGGAGGCGAGATACGGTTTGTGACGGTGATTGTGGATGCCAACACGGTACAGATCAATGCGCCGTTCACCGCGGCGGCAGCGAGCGGAACCACGATCGGACCGGCAGTGACCTACTTGCCAGCGACGGAGCTACCGAGCGCCAGCGTCTTCGATTACTGGGATCCGGCGAGCGCGGTGCAGAGAATCCTGAGCGGCGCCGCGGTGGATCAGATGGAGATCCAAATCGACGGCGATTTTCACCAGTTTCAGTTTAGCGGCGTGGCGCAGGACGTGCTGGACAGCGCGAGCTTCACGGCGGGGCAGGGCAATTTGACAAGTTATCCGGTGGAGCCGGGGATCGGCGCATTCGACTATTCAATCGTGCCGGGTAACCTGGGCGAGGCGTGGCTGGGGACCACACCAGCGCAATTCTTCACGGTGACGGAAGCGTCAGTGGTGCTGAAGAACGGGTTAGACACCCGCTCGCGGGAATTCGGTTTCAGCCTTCCGCAAGCGATCTCACCGGGGCAAAGAACCGTGCAGGCATCGATCGGACTTTATAGCCAGACGGACAGCGCAACACCGGCGCTGTACCAGGCGGCGCGGCAGCAGACGCCGATCAGCGTGATGTTCCAACTCGGCCAATCGCAGGGCCAGGCGATGGGCGTTTACCTGCAGAGCGTGATTCCGGAGGTGCCGCAATTCGACGACAGCGCGAACCGGTTGCAATGGGTGTTCAAGCCATCGCGGGCACAAGGCACGGTGGACAACGAAATCGCGGTTGCGTTTGGATAGGCATGACATACGAGAGCGTGAAGGATGTGGAATCGAAGATAGCGCCGGGGGTGAGGTTCCGCATTGCGCGAATGTCTTTTGCGAGGCGCGTGGAACTGATGCGGCAGGTTCGGGAACTGGCGCGGCGCATGGAGTTCCTCGAGGCGGGTCAAAAGCCGGGCGAGAAAATGGACTCGACGCTGGTTCAGGTGGAAGTCAATCGGCTGTACCTGATGTGGGGTTTGGTGGGAGTCACCGGACTGGAAGTGGATGGGGCCGCGGCAACTCCGGCGGCGTTGGCGGAAAGCGGACCCGAAGACCTATTTCGGGAGGCGCTGGCGGCCGTCAAAGCCGAGACAGGACTGAACGGGGCCGAACGAAAAAACTGATTGTCGCCTTCCATTTTCAATTTTCCAACCAGGCCGGGTGGAGGTGCGACGCATGCCGAAAGTCCGGTCTGGAAACGAAGCGCAGGTGCGGCTGGCTGCCGGCGTTGCGCGACGAGGGCGGGCCCTCAGTGTGGGCGCGCAGAGGGGTGAGACTGGGGGCCTGTCCTAAGTCATCGGTCACCGCGGAAAGCCAAACGATGGTGGAGGAGTTTTTCATAAGAAGGCGGTTGGGACTGATGAACGAAGAGCACCTCACGGCGCGGCAGGTGGAAGCGTTCGCCATTCTGGAAAAGGAACTCGCGGCGGAAATCAAGTATGAGCAGCACGACGCAAGAGCAGCTTCTTAGGTTCTTTAGGGAAGCGGCCGGAACCGATGTTCCGGAGACTCCGGCCGCCGCTTCGGGGGCGGCACTCGGGCCGGCGAGCAGCGGCGCAGACGGTTACGAAGCGACGCCGGTGGGCACGAGCACCGAAGGCGGCGCCGAGAGCGAACAGGGCACAGGCGGGACTGGGAGCACGATCGAATCGGCGCTGACGACGTTTCTGGAAGGCGGGCTTGGGATTGTCCCGCTGGTGAGCGGCCTGATGGAATTGTTCGGCGGAGGCAGCACCGCTCCGCCGCAGCTCGAGAAGTACCAGAAGCCCACTTCCATCGACTTTGTAAGCGCGGATACGGCGAACGGACTGGCGGCGGCGGACTACGACCAGTTGGGGATGCCGCGGCTGGCCGATACGGCGTTGCCGACCTCGACTGCGGCGAGTCCTTCCGTGGCTAGCGGTTCTTCAATCGGTGGGACTGGAAGCAGCGCTGAACAGGGCGCAACAGCCATGCCCCAAATGACGCTAAACATTCAGGCGATGGATGCGCAGTCTATTCTGGACCGCAGCGCCGATATCGCGCAGGCAGTGCGCAGCGCGATGTTGAACATGAGCTCGATCAACGATGTAATCAGCGATCTGTGACATGGCATCATTCCCATCTCTTAAAACCAGTGCGGTCACGCAGTATCCGGCGGCCAAAGCCGTCAAGTTCCAGAACCAGGTGGTGCGGTTCGTGGATGGAACCGAGCAGCGTTACCGGGATTGCGCCGGACCATTGCGCCAGTGGGTTATTCGCCTGAGCGAGTTAGACGAGACGGAAATGGCGACGCTTGAGCAATTCCTGGTATCGAACCAGGGGAGTCTCGGGAACTTTTCCTTCACGGACCCATGGGACAAGCAGACTTACAGTAATTGCAGTTTCGCCGACGATGCCATGAACTTAACTTCGATCGAAGAAATGCGCGGTAACACCTCGGTGACTGTGCAGGAAAATCGGGCGCAGCCGTGAGCGTCTATCCGCAATTAGTAAGCGGGGTGATGAGCCAGTTTCCGATCGTGAAGCAAAGGAGAATGCGCACGGTCGTGAATGCGGCGGCGGACGGGAGCTCGATCAAGCTGGCGGACCCGGCCGGCGCGACGGTTGGGTGGCAACTGCGGTACGCCAATCTCAGCGACACAGAGTTAGCCGCGCTTCAGCAGTTTTTCACGGCTATGGAAGGATCGCTGAACAGCTTCACGTTCCTCGACCCGGTGGCGAACCTGCTTGCCTGGAGCGAGGATCTGACGAACGCGGTCTGGCAGGCGGCGCCATTTCTGACTCTATCGGGCGACGCGCCGGACTCGCTGGGCGGCCGCAACGCATGGCGATTGGCAAACTCCGGCGAAGGGGCGCAGACACTTACGCAGGTGCTCAACGCGCCGGCCTGCTACACCTATTGCTTCAGCGTATACGCGTTCAGCAGCCAGCCGGTGACGATCCGGTTGCAGCTCGGGAGCAACTCGGCGCAGGCCGCGCTGAACTCGCGATGGAGCCGCGTACAGATCTCCGGCACGGGCGATGCAACGGCAAGCTCGATCGAGTTTGGGATCGAACTGCCGGCGGGCGCCACGGTGAACGTCTTTGGACCGCAGGTGGAGGCGCAGCCGGCGCCATCAGCGTACAAAACCGGAACGACGGGCGGGGTTTATGCAAGCGCGCGTTTCCGGGACGACGCTTTCACGCTGACATCCACCGACGTGAACCACCACGCTGCAACGGTGAACATACTCTATGCAAACAGTCTCTGAGTTGAAGGGAGGCGCGATCACCGACACGCCGCTGGTGATCTTCGACTGTGTGCTGCCGAACGGAGACACCGAACACTGGTGCACGCACGGGATCACAATCGGAACAACGTCTTATGCCGCCCGCGTATTGCAGCACAGTGCGTTCGAGATTCAGACCGCTTCGGATCAGGGTGTGGATGGAAGCCCGACCATCACACTGCTGCTGGCCAACGCGGATTCCTACTTCTCGGAGATCGAACGGAGCACGGGGTTCCGAGGCGCGACAATCACAGTCAGCTTCCTATTTTACGATTTGCCCAACAACGCGCCGCTGACGGACGGCGTGGTTGTGTTCCAGGGGATCTGTAGCCCTCCGGACCAAATCAAAGAAGCGACGCTTCGCGTAACGGCAACAAATCGGATGAGCTTGCAGCGGGTGTACCTGCCCGAAATCCGGATTCAACGCTTGTGCCCTTGGACATTCCCTGCGACGGCGGCTCAGCAACAGGAAGCCATCGAGGGTGGCGCAGAGGGTAGCTACTCCCTTTACTATCCATGCGGTTACTCGGCTGGTCTACCGGGGGGTTGCGGGAACCTGAATAACGGCGCGCCGTTTACTTCGTGCGGGTACGCCTCGACAGACTGCCAGGCTCGCGGTATGTTCACGCGGTTTGGAGGGATTGAATATATCCCGCCGGTGATCACGGTACGGGGTTACGGCAAGGATTGGACCAGTTCAGCCGTAGTGGTGAACCAGGCGCGTTACAACGACTATGTGCCGATGGTGTACGGAACGGCCTGGTATTATCCGCCGGTCGTATTTGCACGCAACGACGGCAATCTGACGCGAATGGAGGTGCTGTTAGGCGTCGGAGTAATGCAAGGCGTATTGACCGTGCTGGTGAACGGTTATCAGATACCGCTTGGCGTGAGCGGACACAACATGACCGGCACCGGATGGTATAACGTCCCCACGTTGGGGACACGAGATGGGGCATTCGATCTCAACTTTCTGAACTCCAATGGCCAGCCGGCGGGAGATCCCTACGGCGGCATGGCGTACCTATCGGTGGTGGTGCCGAATCAAATCAGCGACGGGAATTCGCTGCCTTCGGTCCAGGTTCTGGCACAAGGATTGATAGTTCCCACGTATGACGCTCAAGGAAATCGACTAAGCCAAGAACTCACCAGCAACCCGGTTTGGATACTACACGACATCCTGCGACGCAGCGGTTGGCAAGCGTCAGAGATCGACTACTCGACTCTGGCGCCAGCGGCGGCGTATTGCGACGGGGTAATCAACTCGCCGGACCTGAACGGCAACTCCATTGCCATTCCCCGTTTCGGATGCAACCTGGTGTTGCAAAACAGGCGGAGCGCAGGCGATGTGATCCGCGGCATTCGCAATGCATCACGGCTCTACCTGACTTACGGTCCCGGAGGCGTGCTGCAGGTCAATGTCGAAAACTCGATGGGGCTGCAGCAGCCGTCGCAGAGTCCATCGTCCAACAGCACCGAATCGCTGAACGGGGGATGGCCGGTTTACGAGTTCGGCGATGGAACGACAGGCGTTTCCGGAATTCTGCGAAACTCGGCGGGAGAGCCAACTGTCGTGGTTTCGTCGCGAAGCATCGCAGACACGCCGAACTCACTCAGCATAGACTTTCAAGATAACTTGAACGGTTATCAGCAAGACAGTTGCACCGTTGTAGATCCGGAGGACGTAAACCTCACCGGCCAGCAAGTGACGGCCACGCTGATGGCGATCGGGCTGCCGAGTTTCGATCAAGCCGCCCGCATCCTGAAGTTCAATCTGGACAAGTCGCTGCTGGGTAACACATATCTTCAGTTCGAGTCCAGTATCCAGGCATTCGGGATCCGGCCCGGCGACCTGATCACGGTCACCTATCAAAAAGAGGGTTTCAATCGTCAGTCATTTCGGGTTCTCAAGATATCGCCGGCGACTAACTACCGGACGGCAACGATCAGGGCGCAGATCCACGACGATGCGTGGTATCTGGACTCAAATGGGCAGAGCAGCTCGGCGGCGGGGGCAAACCAGCAGGCACCAGCGAACATTGGAGTCCCACGGCCACTGTTGGGAAGCGTCGTGGGCGCCAACGGTCTCGTGGAGTTCGGTATTGCCGAAACAGACACGACGAGCAGCGATGGGTCGATTCAGGCGAGCCTGGCGGTGAGCTTCGTCGCGCCCGCGGCCGCGACCGCCGCGGGACCTGGCGTGCCGCTGGTGAGTATGGCCGCGTCGATTGGAACGGGTGGCACGCTTACGGCAAACCAGGTCCTCTACTACGCGGTCTCTGGCGTGGATGCGTCGGGCGATGAAGGCGCGCTTTCGTTTATTGTGACGGCGGCGATTGCGAGCGATGGATCTTCGGTTACGCTATCCGGGCTCAGTTTTACTTCGGGCACAAGCACGTTCAACGTTTACCGCGGGACGACACCCGCCGAGTTACTGCGGATCGCTTCGAGCCAGGCGATGGCGACGAGCTTTACCGACTCCGGTGCGCAGGCGCAATTGATTGGGCCGCCAGATCCGAATTTCGACCATGCCAACTTCTATTGGCGGATGGAACTCCAGCCGGAAATGGCGGCCACCATCTTTTCGCTGACGACGGTAGGCAATGGGAACCTCCAGATGAGCCCAAACGGATATCAGGGCATGACGGTGAGGGTTACGCGAGGAACGGGCGCCGGGCAGGAAGCAGCGATTGCAAGCAACGACGCGACGACGCTGACGGTTACGAGCGCGTGGGGGTTGTCTCCGGATGCCACGAGTTACTTCGTGGTGGCGGAAGCCGGCTGGCATTTTGGGGCAATGACGAAGAGCAGCCCAGTGAGCCTGGTTGTTCCTAACCAAAGCGGCGAGACGACGCAGGTAACCGGGCGGCCGGCGAACGCGGCCAATGTGGAGTGCCCGGCGGCGCTATCGACAGTGACGCGATGGCAGATTGGCGGAGGTGGATTCAGCGACAGCGCCGCGCCGCCGTTGCCGTTCTTTGGGTTGGGCGCCGGAAAGAGCGGCGGAACGCTGGACCTAAGTGGAGTTTCCTTCAGCAGCCTGGCCGACACCGCGACGATCTCAGCCGCGACATTGTCCGTGTACTATTGGAACGAACTGCAAGGCGCCACAGGCTTCGCGCTCGCCAACGCCATCGGCGCCGGCGACACGACGCTCACACTGAATGCTCCGGGTACGGCTCAGGCCGGCAGTATCTTGCAGGTCGACAGCGAGGTGATCGAGGTCACCGCAGTCGGCGACGGGGGCGTGCAGTACACGGTCCAGAGAGGCGTGCATAGCAGTCCGGCGAGCGCGCACGCGTCGCAGGCAGCCGTCTATCACATGGCAAGCCTCACTATGATCGCCGGGTTTCCGCAGGGCTTCTTTGGCAGCCCCTATAGCGGCACGTGGAGCTTTCCGGTGCCACTTCCGAACGTTAGGGTATCGAGCGCGCAACTGTTCGTTACCAATCAGAAAGGAAACAGTCCGACGGCGAGCGCATGCCTGACGCACACGGTCGACAATGGTCTGCGGACGCTCTCGGGTGGGCAGTATTCCATCCAAGTGGAAGGCTTTCTGTCAGTCGACCAATCGGCGGCTCCGGCCCTGGTGGTGGATGCGGCACGCTCGATTGGGGATATCTACGCGGTACTGGGTGCAGCGGCGGACGCGATGGTGCAACTCGAACTCAATGTCAACGGGTCGGCTTATTGCCAATTGGTATTTCAGGCCAACTCGACAATCTCCAACGACGTCAGCGGACAAAACCTGCCGCCTTTGGCCGCGGGCGATCAGATCACACTGGCCGTTCAATCCGTGGGACAGACATATCCTGGCGCAGACCTCACCGTAATCATCCGACTCTGATGGGAACCGCTCCATTCAAACTACAACCCGACCGGGACCTCCAATGTTACTTCTATGAGCCATCGGCGATCG